CATCGCTCGCCACCACTATAGTAACCTTGGCTCCAGCTTGCCCAGCCGTTCCTGTTGTCGTTACGCCGGTAGTGTATGACGCATCTGCGCTTGTCCTAAATGCAAAAGGATGCCCAGAGTTTGACGCATCTGAGATGTCAAACACATATGTGTTGCCCCGCACAAAAGTCAAAGCTGGCGCAGATCCAGAAATGCCAGCTATCGCATATTTATTGCCACCGTCATTAACCACTGTGACTGTATAGTTTACCGTTTCGGGTTGCTCTCCCGCCATGAACGGGTAGCGGAAAACGCCACGCTCTGTGCCTGACGTGCGCGCCAAGTTGCCGATCAGCCAATGGCGCTCGGTATAGTCGTAAGCCACATATCTGTCTATCTCGGTGCTGCTTTCGGAGCAGTAGAACCACCACACCTCCCCGAATTGGCCGTTGGCAAAACCCCACGTCTTAGACTGCTGCGCTTGGTTGAAGTCGCCAAAGACGTAGTCATGCACGTCGCATGGAAGCTCGCGCACGCTGTTGCCGTCAAAATAGAAGAACCCGCGCTGGCCCATGTAGAACACGCCCAGATCCGTATCTACAGCAGACTTGCGCGATATGGCCCCGCAGGAAGTACCGACTCTGCTAAACGAGTAAATAAATGGCGGGCCTGCGTATACCGCGGCGTGGCAGTCCGTATCTGTTATGACCAGAGTTTGCCCCTTGGTGCGGATCGCCTGCATAATCTGGCCAGACGTCTGCAGGATCTGCGAGCCAGCTTGGTTCGTGGACGCGGGTGTCCATAGCGTGTTATTTTCTTGATCACACCATGACACTGTACGCGGGTTGCCGCCCGCGCCCAGCGCGAAGATAAAGCGTTCTTCTGTGACCAGCAAGCCCAGATTGCTCGTCGGGGCGTTTGCAATTACAGCCGCCTTCGCGGCTGGGTCTAGCTGCCACTCAAGCAGGCGTCCGTCGTCTTTCGAGCAGGCCACGAGGTATTCGCCAAAATTGTCGATTGACCAAGTGGTGGCTTCCTCTGGGATCGCGTTTTCGTTTTGCTGTATCGGCTGGCCGTAGAAGCCGTCGCCATAGAACCCGTAACCGTAACCCGTCTCGACCTCGGCGTCCTCACGGCCCGTCGCCAAATCGGTCGGGGCGATGTCATATGTCGTACCGTTGCCCGTCATGGCTTTTAGTTCGCTATATGAACCGCCAGCTAAATAAGCCGTGCCGGTGTTTGACTCCCATGTGTGCATCCCGCGCACAGGGTTTGTGCAGAACGATGCCTTGCGCTCCTGCCAGCCGCCGATTGGACGTAAGCTGTTATCGCGCCACCTGACCAAGCTGCCATCGCGCCACCGACCAGACTGCTCTAAATCAGTTCCGTTTCGGTAAAATCCTGCGGGGATGTCGAGGGGTACGAGGGTCATATTTTCACGCTGGCTTATTTGGCCAATTAATGGCGCTTGGGAATCCAGATTGCTGCGGTACATTTAAAAGGTCTGATCTGTATTTCGACCATTCTAGCCTTTTATCCTCACTCAAATCTGCCCAGCGCAAGGGGTTAGACACAAGTGGATCAACATCATTAGCCAAGATCAAATCACGCTCCACTCTCGCATCGTGGGCCGCGATATTGTCTAACTCAGATTGGGTGGGCGCTACATACTCAGCATATTCTGATCCGATCAAAGCACGCAGATCGTCGTTGTTGATAGTCATATCCGCGTCATCTGGGTTTAGCGTGTAAGGTATCCAGCCATGATCTGGGTGAAGCAATTCCAGATCAAACATTGTGTTTTCAACATTTAAAGACTGCGCGTTTCGAAACTCTGAAATAGTTTTGCTTGTCATTATGAAATTCTCACGAATAGATTTATGGAAAAATCGGCCTGCGTAACAGCCCTAGACACAACCATACCCATATTTCGCCACGTTCCGCTAACGGTGCTGGCTTGAGTTGTTGATGTAGACCCGTAAGATGTCCAATAGCCTACCCCCGAGCCGGATATGGTTGAGCCAACCGCCAAGTCTGAGTTTCCGCTGCCGCTGTTATACTTACGAAGTAAATAAGCATATGTGCCAACCGCGCCAAAGCTTGTGCTTTGGAATGGTGGAATGCTTAACGCCACAGAGCCAATGCTGGTGACATGCCCGTAAGTATCAACAGAAATGTCTTGGATAACCGTCGTGCCGCTGTTGTTTACGCTGCCTTGGCTTGATGTGTCCGAGTGGCTGATGGTACGGCTGGAGGCTAGAGACCCGCCACCCGTTAAGCCGCCGCCCGCGGAGATGCTCGTTGACGTAGAAGCCTTGGCGTTTAACTGCGTTTGAATGTTGCTGGTCACACCGTCAGTGTAGTTTAGCTCTGTCGCTGTCGCCGTCACACCGTCCAACTTGTTTAGCTCTTCCGTTGTCGCGGTCAGCCCGTCTAGCTTATTAATCTCCGCCGCATCAGCCGTAACAGCCGTGCCGCCGACCTTCCATGATCCAGCGGTCAAGTCTGGGGTGCTTGCGGTGTCACCGTTTAGAACGTCAACAACGTCATCAAGCGCCGTGTTGACCGTTGCCCCCCACGTGTTCTCGCTGCCGCCAACGGTGGGTTTGGTTATGCTGATCGTCATATCAAAATCCTCAATGCTTACACGACTATACTACTTTACGCGCCAGCCGTCCACGCCTGCGCGGCGTCATACCATCAGCTCGAAATGCGGGGCATCAATGAAGGGCCTCCGGTTCTGGCCGCGACGCGTGTCGATGTAATCGTTCATCGCGCTTTCCATCGTGCCATCCCACTGCGCTATATTCGGCACAGTCCATGCGGCACCCCACCTGATTGGCACATCCACCTCACGCGCAGCCTCTGCCATCGCGTCTGCGATGTCGTCATACAGATTAAGCTCCCACGATCCACGCGGGCCGCAGTAAGCGAGCAGATCGACGGCCAGCCCGTCTATGTGCTTCGACTTCATCGTCTGCGACGCGCCGCTTTTCACAAGCTCGCGCTGCTCCTCGATGGTGCGAAGCCCGCAGATGACGCCGAAGTCGATCTTGGTTCTGTGGATTGCGCTGTGGACGACAGCCGCCATGCGCTCGTCTACGCCTGACAGCTTATCTCGGCTGCGTGCTGATAGTTTAAACGTCATTTCTTCAAGCCTTTCATTGTGCGGATTCCGAAGCTGGCGGCGATGGAAGCGTACATGCCCCATTGCACCCACATCGGACAGTTAGATAAATTGTCAAAGCCAACGCGCATCGCGTCCTGCCAGCTCGGTATAAAATTTGCGCACAATATGGCCACGAAAACAATTGTCCACAGCTCATCCTTCCAACTGTCTTTGCTGGCCTCGATGGCTGACTGCTCCCAATCCATCTCGCCTGTCGCCTGCTTGAGCTTAATCTCAGCATTCGCTTTCTGAATAGCCGTCTTGCCGTCGAGATAGCTTGTCGCCAGCCCGCCAACTGCACCTATAATCTGGCCAATCATTTCTTGCCCCCGTTCACATATAGCCCAAACCACGCGGCTCCGGCGCCCACGATCACGCTGACAAAGCCTGCCTGCGCGTTGTTTGGCAAATCAAGCGCCATGAACCAACTACACGTCTGATAAAACACGACCATGTAACTCAGGATGAGCAGGCGCGGAACAATGCGCCAAGCGTCTAGTTTCTCTGGTGTCATATTCAAACCTCTATGTTGATTTTCGTACCCGCAGGCCGATCCGCTGTAGTCTTGCCCCCAAACCTATCATAACCCTTGCCCAGATCCAAATTCTGCTCCCTAAGCGCCTCCAGATGCGTGTGGTTGGTTCTATGCTCTTTGGCCACCCTTTGCTCCACCAGATGCGCTTCTATGCGCTCACGCGTCTGCGTTTGCTGGTGTATGTCGCTGTCTACGTTAAACGGTGCGCTGCCTATGCCTGACACGCCGTCCGCCATCACCGCCGCACCGCGACCCAGACAAATCCAAACAGCGCGCCCACGCAGAGCAGGAACAAGAATAAGCCAGCCGCCCACGCAATGATCGTTTCCTTGCGCTCGATGCGCTTATACATCGCGTCCTTCTGCTTCTGCCGGATCTCGTTTTCCATGCGGATCAGCTCTTGCCATGCAGATGGGCCAAGCGTTTCGGAAATCATCTTACGCAGCTCGTCGCGCATGTTTTCGCGCTGCTTCTTCTGGACAAACAGATCCATCGCCTGCTGCTCGACGCTGCCAAAATTCTGATACCACTTAGGGTTTTCTACGCGCTTCGCTGCAAAGTCGAAGTCGCTGATCGCCTTAGACCAACGCCCCAGATCGCCTGCCATGCCCTCCAGATCCCGCCCGATCTGGCAGCCCTTGCGTATTGCGTTGAACGCCGTGGACGCTGCCATGATTGCTGTGGCGGGGTCTATCATGGCTCATCTTTCCATTAGGCGGTCTATTTTTTCTTCGATGCGATCAAAGCGCGCCACGATCTGCGCCATGACGGTGCTGCTGTCTGCTTTGGTGACGTAATCGCGCGCCATTTCTTCGCGGGTCTTGTTCAGCAGAATATTGAGGCGCTGCATCTCGTCCACAGCGCTTTTCAGCACCCAGCCGATCAGTCCCAATCCGGCAGTAAGAGCCGCCGTCCAAAGCATGTCAGCATCCATTACGCCGCCTCCTGCTCTGTCCAAGTCGGATCTGTTGACCCCTGCTCAGTCCATGTCTCCGCGCCGATCGCTTGCTCCGTCCACGTTTCTGGCCCTACCGGCTCGACTTGCCACTTAAACCGCGCTGGGCCGACAATCGGAACGCCAGCCGTAATCCCGACAGACGTAAAGTTGTAATTCTGACCAATTGCCGGTTGGCCAACAATTGGTGCGCCAGAAACAATGTCATCAGCTACAAAGCCGTATGAAATAGATGCAGTGACATCTGCAACAGTCGGAGCGCCGGTTACAATGTCATCTGCTTCAAGTTCATTGATTGCGACTAAAGTGACATCTTGAATCGTCGGAGCGCCAGCCGAAATATCAGTGGCAAGCAGCGCATGGGCTTGGCTAATGTTAGCGGCGCTGACTGTAGGAATGCCAGACGAAATATTCGCAGAAGCAAGCGCGTGTATTTGCGTTGCGTCAACATCTTCAATAATCGGAGCGCCAGAAACGATGGGTTGTGTTTCAATAACCTCATCCTGAATAACCGTAACAGCCTCAACGGTTGGCGCGCCGGTAGTTATATCTTCTGCATTGACGCTATGGGTTTGACCAATCGAAACATTTGCAACAGTCGGCGCACCAGTTACGATGTCGTTGCCGCTTAAAACGTGGTTATGCTCTAAATCTGGCGAGCTAATAGTTGGCGTTCCCGCTGTAATATCTTGCGGGATCAAGCTTTGGCTTGATGTTATCGATGGGCTTTCAACGGTAGGCGCGCCAGTCGATATATCTGCCGACTGGATGCTATGAACTTGGCTTATGTTAGAATTGCCAATCGTTGGAATGCCAGCGTCAATCTCATCTGTTTCAATCTGGCCTGACTGCGAAATTGTTGGCGGCGTAACAATTGGGTTGCCGGTTGTAATGTCAGACGATCCAAGCGCATTGTTTTGCGAGGCAGTGGCGGCGCTAATTACTGGTGCGCCAGATGTGATGCTTGTTGATGAAAGGGCGTGTGCCTGAGATGCCGTTGACGCTGAAACTGTCGGGGTTCCAGCGATAATATCAGCAAGCGTCAGCGCATGGGCTTGAGAGATGCTTGACGCCGCAACGGTTGGCACACCAGTCGCAATATCGGTTGATGTTAAAGCGTTGACCTGAGAGACAGTCGCCGCTGAAACAGTTGGAGCGCCAGTTGTAACATCGGTTGATGTTAAAGCGTTGACCTGAGAGGCAGTCGCCGCTGAAACAGTTGGAGCGCCAGTTGTAACATCGGTTGATGTTAAAGCGTGAACTTGCGAAGCAGATGACGCCGCAACAGTCGGCGCGGCGGTTGAAATACTGTCTGATGTTAGAGAATGAACTTGGCCAACGCTTGACGTCTCAACGGTTGGAGCGCCGGTGGCTATGTCCGTAGATGTAAGCGAATGAACTTGCGTAACGCTTGACGCCGCAACGGTTGGTGCGCCAGCCGTGATATTGTCGGCGGTAAGCGCAAAGTTTTCAATCGCAAGCCCACTGTCTGCCAGTGGCGCAGATGCGAGTGGGCTAAAGCCTAACATTAGTCAGCCTCTGCAATCGTTAGCTCGCCAGCCTCAACCTGACGCAGTATCTCAGCGTAATGGCGATTGGCGGGGTCTAGGGGGACTGACATTTCAGTGCCGTCGATGGTGGCTTTAATGCTAGCGTTATTGCCTTCCATGTCAGTCGTGTACTGCGCTGATGTGATGTTCATGTTGTCCATTGATTATAACTCCGCATCTGCAAGAATTAAACCCGCGGTTGGTGTGCCTTGCCTGACAAAATAAGAACTGTAAGAACCATTATCTATCTGAAGCCGAGCAGAACCTGTATCTTCGTGTTGGGCGTAAAGGTTTACAACACTAGCAGCTCCCTGCCCAGACCCATATGCCTTCCAATCCCCTGTAAGTGTTAGCGTTGGTGCAGACCTTTTTTCAACCTCCCAAGAAACATTACCGTAAGCAGAATTAGAATTGTACTTGCTAAAGGTATGATCGTTTAAGGTTGTTACCTCAAAAAAACGCTTGCACCTCTGAAGCTCATCACCATACGACCTATGTTCGAAGGGGGTGGCGGTGTCTCCTACTTCGAGTTGGACGCCTGTGATTTGCCATGTGGCACCAGAGGTTCCAATTAAATCTACAGTCCCTTCTGCAGCGGAAAACTTATTAGAAGCTACCCAAGCACCCTCGGCCCCTTCGTAATCTGATCCTGTCCCAAGTGACCAATTAATGTTCAAACCACGCTGGTTGTTTGTCTTCCATGTACCCGCAGTGTCTCCTGCAACAGTAATAGTTTTGTACTCCCAAGTGTTTGCAGCACTTACTGTGTAAGTAAATGGGTATGATCTGTTTTGATCGTGATTGACAAAAGAACCGCCAAAAGAACCAGTTAGTGAGCAGCGAACCCAAAAGGACAGTGTAACAGGTTTAGCGTTTGCGGTTCCCCAGCCAGCCTGAGCAAAGTTGTAACCTTCTATATTGTGGAAGAAGATATGAATATTATTAGCAGAAACCGTTGAAGCCGCAAGAGATGTATAGCCCATGTAGTTGGAAAACCCATCTGGCGGTGTTACAGACCCTTGGTTTTGTTGGCCACTTAAAACTGAGGTTTGGGTTTCGTATACAGGCCACCTATCAGCAATATAAACTTCGGTTGCCGTAAGCGTCACCGCCGATCCGCCGTTTCTTTGGTCAATGACCATACCACCATTGATAATCAGGTTGCGGTTCGACAAGGCACCATCATCGAAGGCGTTACCTAAATCTGCTAATCCTCGTGCCTTGCTGCTCATGTTATTCTCCCAACAGGGTAGCCAAGTCCAATGCCTTCAGCGCATCAGGGTTTGCCGCAGCATCAATGCGAGCATCCGCAGTAATGTCACGCAGCGTTGCCTTTTGTGCAGCAATAGCATCAGCGCCAGATCCCGCCTCCAAAGCCTTCATATAGGCCACATCCAAGTCAGCCAAGCGAGGCGCACGTTCTGCCCGTAGGTTGTCCTTATGGATGACCTTAGCCGCTGTCATGTCTACTTCGACAGCATCGCCGTTGAATTGCCAAGCGCCACGAAAGGTACGATCTGTTGGTACTGCAAGAGATGCTGCTTCACGAACATCTCCGTTGATATTGATGTAAGTTGTCATTGAACAATTCTCCATGCATTTCTAAATGAGCGATCCGCTGGGATCATTTCAACTGGCACAATCTTCATGATCGTGCGGTTGCCTTGGTAATCCCGCCACACGGCTGGATCGATGTCTTTCTGCACCAGATATTCTATGGCTTCTTCTTCGCTCATAGCGCCGATAGGCTCCGCATATGGATGCTCTTTAGGCTGTCCATCTGGCACCAAGCGATCACGCTGATAGGTGTCAATGGGCGGCAATACGTTGCCAGCCAGTGCCGCAGCCATGAAGTTAGGGTCAGGCACAAGCACCTTGGCTGGTTCATCTGGTGTGGCGGGGTCTTCGAACAGCACACGATATTTAGACTGCACGGGTGCAAGGCGTGACTTAGCTTCTGCTAGACGATCCCAGAGATGGCCGTGGGTCATGCTAGGTCTCCGTGTGCTACAACAGTATTAGATGCAGCTTCATCCGCAGCAGAACTTAAATTTGTAGTATAAGTTTTTATTGCCGACGCTGTGTTAGCACTACCTCTACTATAGGTGATATTCCTATCACTACCAGATGAAAGCCCCGTAACACCATAGTTTGCGCTACTCATTGCTGAAGACAAGTTTACTGTAACTTCCGCTGCACCAACATCTGTAAGACTTGCGGTATTTAAGCTTTCAAGTATAGCTGGAGTTCCTGTCCCATTCCAGTTGCAAAAATGTTTAGCAGACCCATTAACCACATAGCTGGTGCCGACTGTTGTTGTGCCATCGGTGATGTTGGAAACGTTTAGTGTACTCATGCTAAGTCTCCTGTACATTCGACACAAACAATGTCTGCATCTGTGTCTGCAGCCAGATTGCGTGTGATGACATCGCAGACATCTACGTATTGTCCGTCAGTACCGCCTGCAAGAAACGCTTCAAACCCTGACGATGCAACACGACCCCCAAACGTAGAAGAATAATCTACTGCGGCAAAATCGTTTGTGTAGGTTATTTTCTGGTTTCCTGTACCTACATCAGTAAGACTAGAAACATTATTACTATTGCGAATAGCTGGTGTACCTGTTCCGTTCCAGTTGCAGTATACAGCAGCAACGCCTGAGACCGCACGACTAGCTGTTTCACCCGTGGCTTTGATGTTTGTGACCGTTATCGTACTCATGCTAGGTCTCCGTGTACAGTTGCCATTACAACATCACTATCTTCAAATGATGCTGAATATGCAGATATTTGAAAACTTCCTACTGCATTACCGTTACCGCCAAGAAAATGATTGTTAAATGCAACTTGACTAGAACTCGTAGAACCACTTGTGTAATTTAAAGCTGCAAAATCGTCATTAGTCATGTTGTTTGATATATTTACAGTGTATCTACCAGCCGCATCATCAGTTAAACTAGAAACATTAAAGCTATCTCTTGTTGCTATAGTGCCGCTTCCGTTGAAGTTAACCCAAACTTTAGCAGCGTGTTGCTTAGTCAGCGTAATAGGCCCAGTACCAGCCGCATCGCTAATCGTCGTTGCTCGTATCTCAGACAATGCTCAAGTTCCCCCCTGCTGTGACGGTCAGCGTAACGCCAGATGCCACGGCCAATGGGCCAGTAGCAGAGGCATTCTCTGTCGCGTCAATTGTTACATTCGCATTCAAGGTTTGCTCAGACACACGAAAGATGTCACCAGCCGCAGCCGCAGGGCCAAGCGTACCGCGCTCGCCCTTGTATCTACCCCCGCCGACCGCAGTCGCAAGGTCAACCGCCGTAAACATCAGCACATCAATGATGTCGCCCGTGGCAGCGCCAGATGTCAGCACAACGTCAGATCCGTTAGTAGCCGTGAAATCGGTGCCATCGACCAGCCTCACGCCGTTCATATAGACATCCACAAAGCCCGCCGTGTAGCCCGCCGTGGCAAAGCTAGTTTGCCCAGATGTAGCCGTGAAGGTCTGCCTAGTCTGCGTAGCCTGTGGGACTGGAGCGTTGCCGATATAGCCTGACATTAGGGTGTCTCCTGTGCCTCAAGATGCGCTGCATATGCGTCTTTGACAGCCTGTGTGTGTACCGCATTACAGATAGCTTGAACCTCTGCGCTTTCGCCTGTGATGTCATCGTTAGGTGCAACGACATGGCGGCTGAAGGATCGGCTGATCTCTACACCGTCACGTTCAATCACTGTGGCTGTGCGAACCTGTACGTGCTTGTGGTCTCCGACAATCTCAATTTTGTCTTCAACTGTGCGTTCTGTAAGCATTTTTATCTCCTATGCTTGGACTGACTACCCTGTGATCCAACAGGGGTGGTTATTATATGGCGTAACATCCCGAAAAGTTTATGGATGTTGAATTTGTTAGGTGGCTAGCTTGTAAAACACTATGGTTTCCAGTTGTGTTGCTAGTGTAGTACACAAAATCAGGGCCAACCAAAATACCAATAGGGCCAGAGGCACTCACGTTTATATTAAGTCCTTGCAAGCGTGTGACCGATAAGACAGCATCTGCTACAGGCGTAAACGGCAGTCCATCTATTTCTAAAGAACCTGAGCCACCCGATGCAGAAGATAGTGTCATTCTGCCCTGTACGAAAACGAGATCACCAACCTTTCGGTAGTAGCCTTCATTAGTAACAAATGTGACCGTAGGATTTCCTGTAGCCCCGCCAAAATTCGGAGTAAACGTCCCCTCCTCATAGTCATCCAGCGTATTAGCCGCCGCATAAGTTCCCGCAGAAGTACCTAGGGTTACACCCGCAGGGATAATTGCATGGCCGCTGCTGTCGATGAATACCTTATCGCTACCAGCAATAGCAAACGACATGGACGAACCGCCAGTCCCAAGCGAGACAGAGCTGTTTGTAGTGTTGTTATAGACATTGAAGCTGGCACCTCCAGACGCATCACCTACCTCAAAATTTGTAGTATTGTTGCTACCAAAAACAGTAAGTTTGCGAGATGGCAAAATCGTCCCAATCCCAACCCGATTATTCGCGCTGTCAACGTGCAGGGTGCTGGTGTCTACCGTCAGATCCCCGCCAATGTCAGCATCGCCGCCAACAGTCGCAGCCGTGGTGC